TAAGGAGAAAAATCATGGCAACGACAATCATCACTGGCAGAGACATCACTTTCACGAATGACAGTGATAACTTCGATGCCCAAGCAACATCAGCGACTTTAACAGTCGATTCGACAATCAATACTTATCAGACACTTGACGGAAAAGCGTATTTCACAACCGATACTCAAGGCACATTTGCCGTTGAAATGCTTGCAGACTGGGGCGCGGCTTCATCACTATGCGAAGCTCTCTGGACTGCTGCAACAAACGCACCAAATACAGGACTTCCAGTGGTATTAGTGGCCGACACCGGTGCATCATTTGCATTTGATGTCCAGCCAATTTTGCCATCAGCCGGCGGCACTGCACCAGATGCTCAAACAGTATCGCTTGCATTTACTTGCGTGACTACACCAGTCTTAACAATCAGCTAACAAAGGACACGGGAGCATGAAACTAAATATCGAGGTCACTTACCAAACTGGAGAAGTCGCTACCTATACGGCGGCTCCTCCAGAATGGCAAAAGTGGGAGCAAAAGACTGGATTCACAATTCAGCAAGCAGAAGAAAAGATTGGCATTTCTGATCTCTTATTTTTGGCGTATAACTCAATGAAGCGCGAGTCTGCCGGCAAGCCGGTTAAGTCTTACGACATTTGGTGTGAAGGCGTTGCAGATATAGGAGCAGGGAACGCAGACCCAAAAGTTACGCCGTCGGAAGTCTCAGCCGAATAGTTGTAGAGCTTGCAATAGCCACAAAAATTCCCATGAGCGAATGGACGACGGCGGAGCAGATTCTTACGGCCTTTGAGATATTGGAGCAGCAACATGGCGGATGACTTTCAAGTTGCTTATGACAAAGCTGACTTGCGTCGTGTTACTGCCGCATTCAAAGCAATGGATGAAAAAGCAGTTGCCCAAGCCAAAGTTGTTAGCGGCGGCTTAGCAACCTACGTCCAAGGTAAAATCGTTCAAGCTGCTTCGGGTCGTCCTAATGATGCGGCCAACAGAATTGCATCCGGCTCACGTGTCTCCAAATCTTCCAAGATTGGAGAATTGTCATTTGGCTTTGTTAGTCAAAAATTCTCAGGCGGTGGCACAACTCAACAGCTTTGGGGCGGCTACGAATTTGGGTCTAACAAGTTTAAGCAATTTCCAATCTGGTCGGGTAGTCAAGGCCGCGGTTCCAAAGGCTGGTTCATATATCCGACTCTGCGAGCCGAGCAGCCAAATATCATCGCCAAGTGGGAAAATGCTTTCACTGAGATATTGAAGGAGTGGTAATGGCCGGACAAAGTAGAACGCTCAAGCTCTCAATTCTGGCTGATGTAGATCAACTCAAAAAGTCGCTCAATACTGCTAACAATGACGTCGAAAGCTCAAGCTCTAAGATTTCAGACTTTGGCAAAAAGGCTGGATTAGCATTTGCAGCCGCCGGCGTAGCTGCTGCTGCCTATGCTGGCAAGCTGCTCATTGATGGCGTTAAATCAGCCATTGCCGATGAAGCTGCACAAGCTAAATTGGCTACAACTCTCAAGAATGTAACAGGTGCAACTGACAATCAAATTGCGGCAACTGAAAAATATATTCTCCAGACATCTTTGGCCAACGGAATCACAGATGACCAATTGCGTCCATCGCTGGAAAGATTGCTTCGCGCTACAAAAGACGTTGCCGAATCACAAAGACTTCAGACTTTAGCTCTCGACATTGCAGCCGGTTCAGGCAAGTCTTTGGAAGCCGTATCTAACGCCCTTGGTAAAGCCTACGAAGGCAATTCAGGCGCATTGGCTAAATTAGGCGTTGGATTATCGGCTGCGCAGCTCAAGACCATGAGCATGGATGATGTCACCAAAGCATTGGCTACAACTTTTGGCGGCCAAGCTGCTGAAAAGGCAGACACATTTGCAGGCAAGATGGATCGTCTCAAAGTGGCATTTGATGAAGGCAAAGAGACAGTCGGCTCATTTGTTCTTGATGCTATAACTCCGATGATCAATACTTTTGTAAATCAAGTCGTGCCAGCAATACAACAATTTGCAGAAGAAATTGGTCCAAAACTCCAACCTGTAATTCAATTCCTTGGAACTTATATCAAAGAAGTATTACTGCCACAATTCAAAGCTGTTTGGGGATTCATCACAGATTTCTTGGTTCCGATATTTTCAGCAATTCTGACGCCGGCTATTGAAGGATTGCGGAGTGCATTCCAAAAGGTTCAAAAAGCCGTGGGAGACAACACTGAAGAATTAAAGCCATTTCTTGATTTTATGAAAAAGGTTGCTGAATTTGCAAGAGATACTTTGGCTCCTATTTTTGGCGGAGCTTTGAAACTAGCTTTCAACGCCATTGGTCTAATTGTCTCTGGTCTTGTCACCGGCTTTGCCAATCTTGTCTCAGGCATCGCAAAAGTCGTCAATGCAGTCAAGGCATTCATCAAACTCATGACAGATAATCCAGTCACACGATTCTTTGGCGGTGGGGATAACTCAAAAGGATTAAGAGTGGGCGGTGCAGATATTGGCGGAGATATGGGCGACCCATTTGGCAGCGGCGCAAGCGGCGGAACGCCAACATTTGGCGGAGGCATTGATCCACGCACAGCCAGCGGCGCACCATTAGAGGCATATTCTCCAGCAATGCAAGCTGCTATTTTAAGGCGCGAAGCTCTTAAAGCTGAGACTGAACGCCTACGCAATGCCAGAGAAGCAGCCGCAGCAGCCCGCGCTGGGGTCACTGGCGGACTTTCAACTGCTGACCGAATCAACATAACAGTCAATGGCGCAATTGATGCAGAGGGAACAGCTCGCACCATTGTGGATACTTTGAACAATTCCTATTTCAGAGGCACAGGCGGCGCAACGAATTTGCAGACAACATGACCGTATTCAATCCAGTCTGGCGTGTGACGATTGGGGGCGTTCAATATCAGACGGCCATTCTTGCCAATCTGACAATCACATCAGGGCGCACCAATATCTATGAGCAAGCCCAAGCCGGATACACCAACATTGAGCTTATCAATTTGGATCAATCGAATGTCATCATTGGAATCAATGATTCGCTGACTATTGAGCTTCAAGATTCCACAGCTACATTCGTTCCAATTTTTGGCGGCTCCGTAGTTGAAGTTGTCATTTCAGTGGCCGAATTGGGAAATGTCGCATACGCCCAGCGCATCAAAATTATCGCCTTGGGTGCATTGGCCAGATTGCCAAAGGCTTTAACTAATGGCGTTTTAACTCAAGACTTTGATGGCGACCAGATTTTTACGATTCTTTCAGAATTGCTTATTCTTTCATGGCAAGAAGTACCAGCTGCATTAACTTGGGCAACCTATAATCCGACGACTCAATGGCAAGATGCTGAAGTTTCAGGACTTGGTGAAATTGATCGCCCAGGCAATTATGAGCTTGCTCAACGCTCATCCAATCGAACAGATGTCTATTCACTGGTGGCAGCTTTAGCCAGTAGCGGTTTAGGTTACATTTATGAGAATCCTCAGGGTCAAATTTCTTACGCAGATTCCACGCATCGCTCGACATATTTGGCAACTAATGGATATGTAAATCTCTCAGCAAATGAGGCACAAGGCTCTGGGCTTAGCATTCAGCAACGCACCGGCGATGTACGCAACACAATAACGCTCAAATATGGCACAAATTCAACGTCAGAAGTCAGTGCAGATGATCCGGATTCAGTCATTCTTTACGGCCAACTTGCCCAAATCTTTACCACGACAGTGAAACACACAGTTGATGCTCAATATCAGGCCGATTTTTACTTGGAACTTCGCGCTTATCCTCAATACAACTTGAATCAAATTACGTATCAGCTTACAAATCCAGAGCTTGATGATGGCGACAGAGATTCATTAATTAACGTATTCATGGGAATGCCGCTGGCAATTGCAGATTTGCCACTTAATATGTCGGCCGGAAACTACTTGGGATTTGTCGAGGGCTGGACGTTCCAAGCCGGATACAACGAAATCAGTGTTTCGCTCAATCTTTCGCCAATCTCATTCTCGCTTCAAGCCATGAGGTGGAGCGATGTGCCTGTTGTCGAAACATGGAATTCAGTAACACCTACATTAGACTGGGAACACGCGACCCAAGTCGCATAAAGGAGAAAAAATGAGTAACCCAACAACCCCATTTTCGTGGCAAATGCCAACGGCCACAGATTTGGTTACGGATTTGCCCGCAGACTTTGAAGTCTTTGGGCAAGCCGTAGCGACGTCAATGGCGGATTTACTAGGTGGCACAACTGGTCAAGTGTTATCTAAGACATCGGCCACAGATCTTGATTTTACTTGGATCAACAATGACACAGGTGACATCACTGGCGTAACCGCTGGCACTGGTATTACAGGCGGTGGCACATCAGGAACAGTCACAGTCACAAATGACATGGCAACAACAATCACGGCAGCAGGTGACATTGTTGTTGGTACAGGTTCAGGCACTTATGACAATCTACCTATTGGAACAACCGCGCAAGTTTTAACGGCAGACACAACAGTAAGCCCATACAAAGTAAAATGGGCAGCGGCAAGTTCTGGCGGTATGAGTGTCATCTCTAGCGGTTCACTTTCAAGCACTTCAACACTAATCAGCGGAATTCCTGCAACTTACATTGATTTAGTTTTATATATTGCTAACTACACTACAACAGTTGCAGGCTGGGCTGCTGACATAAGACTTAATGATGATGCAACCGCTAACAGGCACTTTACTACTTCTGGTATTCCAATCGGCTCAGGTACGGCTTTTAACGATACAAAAATCTTGATGACTGTTGATAACGGAAATGTTGGTTCAAGCAGCAGTTCACTAATTTGCGTCAATATTCCAAACTACGCTAATGCAACAACATGGAAACTTGTTCAGTGTTTAGCGGTAACTCAGGTAACAGCCACGCCAGCCAACTTTTATTTCCAAGACGGTGGCGGTATCTACAACCAAACCGCTGCCATTTCATCATTAAGAATTTTACCTAACAGCGGGGCAACTATCGGCGGCACTTACATACTATACGGAGTTAAATGATGAGTGATACAACAGTAAAAATTATCAACTGCGAAACAGGCGAAGAAATCATTAGAGAAATGACAACGGAAGAATTGAAACAATATGAAGAAGATTGTTCGAATTCTGAGAGAACAAAGATGAAAGCGCAATCCGACGCCAACGCTAAAACTGCTCTATTGAAAAAACTTGGCATTGATGAATCAGATCTAAAAACACTACTAAGCTAGGAGAAAACAATGGGGCCAGTGCAGTTCAACATAAACAATGAGACGAAGTATGATTTACGCATTCAAGCATCTAATGGCGCACAAGCAGGGGCCGTATCAGGGGCTAGCACTAATCTAAGTTTCACACCCGATGACACAAATATCACTTGCGCAATGCGCTGGTATCAAGACGGCATTTGCATTCTTCAAGGATCCGTCGCGTGGTCAGCTGGTGGCTCCGGAGCCGATGACGGCTGGTCTACCAGTAATTTAATCTGCATGAACGGCCAAGCCAACGGCGTCGGCTTCTCGGGCTGCAATGAAGGCTGGGTCGAATTACAACCATATAACCTCATGGCCAACGGCGGTGAAGTTAGCGTCACCTATACCAACGCTTAAAGATCCATGCTGACAAGTTACAACGGCTGGCCTGCATCTAAGGATCATC